GCGGTGGACTCCACGAAGACCCAGGTGTTGCGGGCGTCCGGAATGCCCTGCGAAAGACCTCCCCAGAAGGTCGCAGGCTCCGCCCAAAACGCCGCCTCGGAGCAGTGTGCGGCGTGATAGGTCGCAGAACGACCCTTTCCTGCGTTCGCCTTGGAGGAACCGCCAAGTGCGGCGGTCTTCACAATGAGGCGGCTACCCATGCCTGGGTCGGACTTCCTCAACTTCACCTTCGGCTGGTCGAAGACGATCTCGCTTTGGTTGAACTTGTCCACCAGCGGCTTTATCAGGTCCGGCAGGGACTCAAAGTACAACCGGAACATGCCGTAGATGTTGTTGACGGCTTCTTCTTCGTGGGCAACGATGATGCTGGTGGCGTCTCTGAAGAAGGCGGTGCGCCAGAAAAGCATCCCTTCGCAGAGGGTCGAGATGCCCATCTGCCTTGCCTTTAGAATGACCGTCCTGACGGGCTGTCCGGAGGCGTACTGCCGCAGGCTTTCCACGTAGAAGCGGCGTTGGGCCGGCGTCCAGTTGTCGAAGCGCCGCCGCCCACCTTCCTTGGTGCGGATATCCATGAACTCATGGAGCAGGAAGGCGGGATTGCGCTGAATCAGGCGCAGTACGTCGAGCAGGGCTTCGCGTTGCTTTGCCGTGCTCCAGGGATGCGCCTTTGCCGGGTCTTCCGGGGCGAGCGCTCTGAAAAGAGCCCACTTTCTCCACAACTCCTCGGCACTTCGACCGACATACCACGGAGGCCGGAAGGACGAGAGGTCGGGCGTCGTCGTCAGCGCGGCCTCCGAAGCTCCCCGGGCTTGATCCGCACATTGCGGGTCCTCTCCTTGGTCAGACTCCACTCCTTTCGGTAGCGAGCCTGCCCCGTGGCGAACCTGCTGCGCTGTTCGGCGTCGGCCAGGGGAGAAACCGGGTCTCCGGACACATGATCGGCACGCGTCTTCACGGGGTCGCCAACCGAGAACCTGTTTCTCTTGCCGGCAGGTCGGTCCATGCAGTCGCGCGGGATGCTCATGCGTCCTTCTTCTTCTTGGAAGCCGCCTTCTTCTTGGGGGCCGCCTTCTTCTTCTTGGGGGCCGCCTTCGCCTTGTTCTTGTTGGCGACCTTCGACCCGTCCTTCGCCCTGGTGTATTTCAGGCCAGGCATCAGGTGCGGCTCTCGGAGATCGAGATCGAGTCGATGTTGACGATGTTGCTGGCGGCCCCGCCGAGCAGTCGAACGAAGGGGTGCCAGTCCGTCTTGCCAGTGGTCACGGACCCGATCGACTCACCGACCTTCGTGTCGTTGATCTTCGCAATGATGCCGCCGGCCGAGTTCAACTCGACGGTCAACGTGGTGACGCCGGTGGAAACGGACGTTCCAAGCTGGGTGTCGGTGTTCGCTGCCCCCGTGCTGGACCGGAACCGCCAGTTGGCAGAGTCGACGGATGAGTACATGAAGGCAGCCATGTCGGGCGTGCCCGTGACAGGCGCATCGACATCGCCAACCCCTGCATCGTCGGTCCATCCGGCGAGAAGGAACATCGAGGTCGCAACGGTCAGGGAGTTGAGGCGGACGACGAGTTTGCAGTTTTTCGCTGCACTCCACCGACCGCCGCCGAAGATCATGGACTTCCAGTTAGACCCACCGGTAGTGACTAGAGCCCCGCAACTGTTGACAGCGTTACTGACCTGGGCCGTGCCGCCGGACAGGTGAGCATCGAGACCGTAGAGGGCATCGATGTTGGTCGTGCCCGTCTCGTCAAAGTCCTCCCAGAAGGCGCGCTCGCCTCCGGTGAGGTTGATCTTCGACAGGTCGATGTTGGCGTCAGCGGCGATGTTGCGGTTCTTGATCATCGGTTTTTCCTTTTCGGATCGGTCCTCACAGTTGACCCCCGCATGCGCGGGATACTCGACCTCCGGTTGGTGAGATTTGGAACGAACACCTTGACGCTAGTCAAGTTCCGCAATACGTTGCACCACATGCCAAGACAAACGAAAGACAGTGTCCTCTACGTGCGGGTCAACGACGATATGCACGGGCGGCTGAAGACGCTTTCGGAGGACTCCGACATCCCGATCAGCCAACTGGTGCGGCGCATGATCAAACTGTCGTTGCCTGCATGCGAGCGCAACGTCAGAGAAGATCGGCTGTCTCTGCTGTGACCAAGTTCTTGGAGGATTCGTTTTCGTCCAAGGCGGCGACAGACCGTTACCGAGACGGCTGGGACCGTCTTTGGGGCGATGGACTGTCCGAGGATGCGAGAACCGTCCTCGACCTCCTTCGATCAGCCAAGGGGGGGCGAACCATCAAAGGGATCGCCCAAAGGTGCGGATGGTGGAGACCCACCCCGGGGGGCGACAAGCGCAACAAGACGGTCAAGGGTACATGGGGGGACGGGACAATCCCCGCCAACGAACACAGAGCCCTCACCGCCTGCCAGGAACTTGAAGCGGCTGGGTTGGCCGAGGAGCGGATGAGCGCGCGTAGCAACCGCTGGAGGGCGAAATGACGATGGCTCGCCGACGAAAGCGCAGGGAGAAACCCCTGAAGCACCCCGACCGCTGTCCGCACTTGCACTGCTGGAGCGCCGAAAGCGGCCTGATCTGCAAGGCTTGCCGGTTGTATGTCCGCCTTGTGGAAGGCGATGACGGCGACCCTCGGCTAACCGCCTTGTTTCCCAACCCATGAGTTTCGACGCAGACGAGCAGTGGTACATCTGCTTTGAGTGCGACTGTCGTTGGCGTGGCCCGAAGGACAGCGAGGCGGAGTCTTGCCCCGATGACGGTTGTCCTGGCTACGGAGAACCGTTGGAATGACGCAGGTACGACTGACAGGGATCGAGTGCGCCCAAGCTGCTCTCATCGCCACCCGAAGACGCCTTGAGAACGTGCGAATTCACAGCCGCACCGACGCCCACGGCTTCGACCCCCAGCACGCTTGGCACGCGGAGATAGAGGGGGTCATGGCGGAGATGGCGTTGGCGAAGTTCCTTGGCGTCTACTACGCCGGGAAGGGCGAGTTTCGTGGCGCCGACGTGGCTCCGAACCATCAGGTGAAGCAGACGACGTACTCTGCGGGCCGTCTGTGCCTGAACTTCGGCAACGTGGAGGACAGCCACAAGTATTGGCTGTTGGTCGGTCGCGACGGGGACTACGAGGTCAAGGGTTGGATTTGGGGTCGTGACGCTCAGCGCGACGAGTGGAAGGACGACCCTCTGCTTCGGACGAAGGGGCGTTCAAGGGAGGCGTGGTTCGTGCCTGCTTCTGCGCTGAATCCGCCGCTGGGCTAGTCCTTGTCGGGCGTCTGCGTGGGGGGCGGGGAAAGCCGATCCCTTGCCGCATCCGAAAGCCCACCCTTGTCCTCTAGTTCCGCCAACCGCCAGTCTGTAGGGAAGACCTCGACTACAGGGACCTCATCAACCCCCGCCTCGATCGCCGCCAACGCACGATGGCGACCTTCTTGGCTCAACCTGCCCGATGACCAGTCAAGCACCAGCGTGGGGAACGACTCGCCTTGCCGCATCCTTGCGGCGTAGTCCGCCACCTTGGCCCCATGAACACCTGCGTCCGGACCCGTTCCTTTGCCGCCCGAGGCGGAAATGTCGAGGTATTCCTGCGGGGTCATTGTTCTCTGGTGGTATTCGTAACCCTTTTCCCTGCGGAAGTAGTCTCGACGACCCGGATCCTTGAGCATGTTGTCGATGAAAGGCATGTCCGTGGTCGTAGGATCGAACGGACCCCGCGTGGGGGGCGGGGGGGAGGGGGAGCGGCCTTTCATTATCTGCTCTCTGCTCCAGGCCAGCCCTCCACGGTTCTTTGGCTCAAGAGAAATTATTGCAGGGTCCAAGACGGCGACAGTCTCACCTCTCCGGTCCAACCCCAATGACTTGCTTGTCGAACTCGATTCAAGGAATCGAACAGAATCGTATCCACGATCTCGCAAAGCCTGAGCAAAGCCCTGCTGGTCGATAAGCCAGTGAATGTCCTCCTGTCGAAGTCTTGCCACGGAAGGCCCCTCATACTCACGCACAACCTCAAGAGCCTTCTTCCGCAGATCGGACGGAATTGTGGACGGATCGGTGAAGTCCAGTTGCTTCTGGGCGTTTACTTTTGCAGTCAGAAGGACATCATCACGTTCATACTTGTTCTGCCCATAGGACCGGGCCACATCTTTCTGTGGAGAGAGGAAAACCGCTTGGTTCTGAATTTCCTTTGTGTCTCCGAATGGGCCACTTCTTCTCCCGGTGGACAGGGAAAACCCCTCGGACTCGATCTGGTCGGCAACGTGACGACCTGTCCCGTGATACAAAACCTCCCCTGGCGCAGACTCCTGCGAAGCCCTTATGTCATTCAACTCGCCCTGTAGTTTCTTGATGATTTCTTTGTTGCCCCCCCGAGATTGCGAACGAATCCACTCCCTAAACGACTCGTTCGACTCTAGTGCTTCAACTGGAACCGACTCCATAGCCCCCGTCTGCGCGGGCGTCTGCGTGGGCGTCTGTGGCTCCGGCGCTACAGGCTCCGGCTTGCCGGCTTCGTAGGCGGCGCGCAGGGCCGAGCGGCCGGTGGAGGGGGCGGGGGCGGGGGCAGGTCGGACATTTTTAATGTCCTCCAATATGCGCTTCGCCACTTCGGCGTGACTGGCGCTCTGCTCACCGTAGCGCACGAACTCCGCCTCAAGTTGCCGCAGAACGTTTGGATCCGGGTCGGCCGCCATCTCCTCCACGACAATCTGCATCTTCATGCGATCTTCGGCGCTGTTTGGGCGAAGCTCCAACAGGCGGTTGAAGATACTCTCCGGGTGGATGCGGCCAATGTCTCGGCGGAACCTCTCCATGTCCGCAGCGACCCACTCATCTTGCGCCTCAGCCAACTCTCGCCGGAACGCCGGGTCCCTCTCAAGCGCCAGATCCTCGTCAAACCTCCGTTCAAGACCGGAAAGGTGCCTGTTGATGTTTTTCCAGTGCTCACCGAAGGCGTCGTCCGCCATCCCTTCAAGGGACACGTCTCGCACGGGGGGCCTGCTGAGGCCCAGTGGGATCTCCTCGGAAGTTGCCACCAACTCCGGCCTAGCCTTGGCGTGCGCCTCTCGCACCCCAGCCCGTCCAGGCTTCGGAGCCCGCGCTTCGTACGCAGCGCGCAGGGCCTCGAGGGCGCCATGGCGCGCGCCTCCTCCCGCATGCGTGCGGCCGGTGGAGGGGGCCGATGCCAGCGTCCTCTCAAGCACCCTGGCTGCGGATATGAGGTCGATGGTTCCAGACAGGAGAGCGTCGTCGTCCAACCCCAGGAAGGCTTCGGATCCAAGGTCCTCGTAGGCGTTCAGGGCATGTCCAAACCTGTCGGCGGCCTTGCTCTGTGGTGAATTTAGCGGCAGAGACAGACTGTGAGCCTTGAACCCTGACAAAACCCACCCAAGTTCCCTTTCGCCTCGCCCCCAACGAGGATCAGTCGGACCAGGCTCTCGGATTCGGGGGTCGTACTTCATCAACTTCTTCTTGAGTTGACGTATCAGGGACAGGTCTGCCTGATTAAAGCGCCCCATCTCAATCATGTCGTCGCTTGCAGCCCACCTCTGCACAGCCAACTCGGCGGATAACGAGCTAGGCTTGTAGCCCAGATCGACGGCCGTATACGCCTCCTTCGTGGCGATGCGCTCATCTCTGGCAGGGGCCAATCCCTCTGCCGGACCCAGGATCGAATCATCCCCGCGAAGAAGTTCAAAAGCCGCTCTCCGGGCAGCAGGAGACTCCGGTTGCGGAGTCCGAGCCGGGGGAAGCAGGCTGTCCAGTCTGTCCGCTGCCTGGACGAGGTCGACGCGCCTCGGAAGCAGATCCTCAAAGAGGAACTCGCCCGGAACGGACTCTTCAAAGGCACCGGGCCGATAAGGGCTCGCATCCGCACGTTCATAGGCGTTCAGGGCGGAGACGAAGTCGTCCACCGCCGCCTGAGCCACGGCCCGTGCCTCCGGGTCCGTGACTTGTTTCAGGCGGTCGGACCACCAAGCACCGGCAACAGGCCGAGATTCCGCAGGAAGATTCCGGGGGACATACGAAGGGTCGAGAGCCATGCGACCGGACTCAACCTCATTCCACGCCCTGACGGCTTCCGGGTGTGGGGACATCAACACCTCGGAGCGCAACCGGCTGACCAGGGCCGCCTCGTCGGCGGAAAGACCAGCCTGCCCCGCATGACCGCCCTTGGAGACCGCACTTCTCCACGCCGCCAACTCGTCCCCCACAGGGTCGCCGAACTTCGGGGCGGCAGGCTTCGGAGCCCGCGCTTCGTACGCAGCCCGCATCGACGCACGACCCGAAGGGGGCGACAAAGACTCCCCCGTCAGATTCTCGTAAGCGGAACGGGCCGCTGCCGCCTCATGGGCAGGCGTGCGAGGATCCGAAGCCAAGTCATGCAACTTCTCGGCTTTGCCCCTACGACCCGAAACAGGGGCCGCCGGTGCCCCATGCACAGGACCACCCGCAAAAGTACGCCAACCGCCAGGCACGGAACGAGTCAACCCAGGCGTCTGCGTCAACCAACGCCAAGCCCTCCCTCCAACCCTGCCCACCGGGCCAGCAACACCCATCAACGCAGCGTCCAGCGCAGCACGCTCATCGTCAGGCGTCAGAGGAGGCAACTCGCCACCACCACGACGAGCCAAAGACCTCGACATCAACCCAGGAGCGGACGACGCAAGATTCAACAACGGATCCACGAAGAAGTCGCCGTAAGCACGCACCTGCTCGCCCGCATCCAAACCCGGCTGCGCCACAAGACCATCGACCATCAAGGGATCCACACGGGAAGGATCCACGCCGGACTGGTTGACCAGATCGCCGGAACGAAGGGCGTCAAGCAACAGCGCAGAAGCCATGCGCTCGTCGTAAGCAGCGCGCGCCTCCTCCTCCGCAGCCTCAGGGGTCAACGTCTGATCAGGACCCCAAGGATACGCCAACTCACTGACGTAGTTCCGCCACTCAGCTTCGCTACGAGACTTCGGACCCGCCATTCAAAACACCCAGCCAAAACCCTCAGACATCACAAAACCCTACACCACAACACCCAAAATCGAAGAGCAAACCAAAACCCACACCCAAACCACCACAATCACACAACAACCACACCAACCCTTGACAACACACACAAACCCCGATGTAGGCAACTACGCGCACGGCTCATCAGCGACCCCCGACAAGGGGGAAGCGCGCCAACAAGGCGCAAACCCAACGGGGCCCCAAACGAAACTACCGTACCCCCAAAAGATATAGCCAAGCACGCAAAGACGATTGCAGCAGGAACCCACACCTCAGACCCGGTACCCTCGGCCCCCCACCCCCCGGTCCGGCCTGCCGGGCTGGACGGTCAGTCGTGGCGGGTGCGCCGTCGACTGGACGTGACGCTGCGGCGGGGCTGGGTAGAGGCTACCGACGGCGGGGCGTCCACCGCCGGCCCGGCTTGCTCGGCGAGGGAGGGGACCCCGACCGTACAAGGCA